ATCTGCTGGTTCTGCAGTTGGATATTCTGCGCTTGTCCCTGCCGCATCCTGGCGAGAGACTCCAGGGGATCGACATACTCCGGCCCGCGGATCTGAGGGATTTGCAGGCCGGCGGATGGAACAGATGGGAACATTGAATCCTCCTAGCTAGTTGGCCGGCCCCAGATGTTTTTGCCGATGTTGCCCCAACTCCAACCACTTGTTGTGCCGGTCCCGCCTCCCATCCCGGCGAACAGCAGCGAGTTCCCGGCTTGCCCGATGCCGCTCAACATCTGGTTCCAGGAGTTGGCCGCGCCAATATCACCCTGCGCCAGAGCTTTCTGCGCTTCAATCTGGGTATTCGCCAAATAGCCGGCGCCCTGTAGCTCATTCGAGGAGGCCAGATTGCGGCCGGCGATATCCCAAGCGCCGCGGGTTTGCGTGCCCTGCATGCCCATGGTGCCGGCGTATTGCGCCGCGTTCGCGCCCATAGTCCCCGCATACTCAGCCGCCTGCAACCCAGCCTGGCCCGCAGTGGCCGCCGCTCCTGCGCCTCCTTGTGCTAGCGTGGCTAGCCGGTTGAATTGGTTCTGCTGTTGGCCGCTGTAAATTCTTTCCGCGCGCTCGAATCCCGTGCCGGCATAGTCCTGCGCGTAGCGATTCAGCGAGCGCATCGTGCCGCCGGATCCGCCTACGCCGGCCGCCGCCGCGGCCTTCTGAGCAGCCTCTCTGCCTTGGGCTAGCTGGAATTGATAGGCAGGGCTGTATTGGGCCATCATGCTGGCGGTGAACGGTTGAGAGAGTTTGCCTCCCGGCCCCATCCCCTCCATCAACTGCTCCATGCCGAATTCGCCGCCCTTGATGTAAGGCTGCAGGAGGCCAGTCAGATTTTCCGCGGCAGCCGTTGCGCCTGCGCCCGCTCTCTCTCCCGCCGCTACGGCGCCCTCGCCCGCTCGAAACCCGGCCTGCTCCACGTCCAGGCCAGCTTCATGCGCGGTTTGCAGGATCTGCGGATTGACTCGCCTCACGGCCTCGGTGACTTCAGTCCCCGCCTGCCGGTAGCCTGCAGCTTCCTTCTTGGCCGCGTTCTTGGCGGCGCTGGCTCCCTGCCACCCGCCAATTACCGATGTGACTAAGCTGGGCATATGCTCCTCCCCAGAATGATTAGATCCTGTAGCTGTCCATATTTCATGAAGGCCTGATGTTGGCGTCCTACGAACCGCATGCCGAGGCCATGGATGCCGTACATGATCGCCGGCCGGTTGCTCGATGGCACGGCGGCCGTCAAGCGCTTGCACTCCGTATTCTTTCCGAGCCAGCACGGCAGCATACGCGCCGCCTCCCACTTGTCCTCGGTCAGGGAGTCCGGCAGCATGGCCGCGTGAATCTCCCAGCAGATGCGGTTCTGCGGAACCATGACGAACATCCCCACCTTCTCGCAGGCTTCGTTGTGCGGCACCACGTACCAGATAGCAGGGTGCGGATTTGGCATGAAGTCTTCGATTGCGGGCGAGTAATCATCCCCGATGTGCGGGTAGATCTCCGGGTGCGCCAGGATCGCCTCCACCAGCTCCAAATTCCGGGTGCGGTAGAAATACATCAGGGATCCTTGGAAATTTACGTGTGCGCTAATCCGCCGCTGTAAAGCCAGTTGCGGCGCGCGGGTTCGGGTTCGGGCGGCGGCTCTTCGGAAAGCACTACCTCAAGACAGACCTGCGTGGCCCACGCCTCGTTGGGCGGGAACCACATGTGCTCGACGGCAACCTGCGTCTGGTTGACGCCCGTGGCCGCCGGCATCGTGCCGGCCCACTCGACCGCGGCCTGCGTCTGGCGCAGATTGGCCGCAGTGGACGTGCCCGCCCACTCGAGAGCTTCCTGGGTCTGGCGGACCGCCGTGATCGGCGTGACGGGTCCGGGTTCTCCCAGGTTCAGGTCGCCCAGGCGCGCGTAGCCAAGTCGGGAATCGCCCAATCAAAGCGCCCTCTGCTTGAAGTGAAGGATCTTGAGCCACGGCCGGAAGTTGGGACTAGGATTGCACCGGAAGGCGGCCTCATCAGGCGCGTTCGCCACATGCGAGGCGAGAGGATCGGCAGCGGCATAAGGAATCCAGTCTATGCCGTCCCCTGAAACTACCGGCGTGAATGCCGTGCCGTTGAATTCGATGCCGACAAAGACAATACTTCGCGAAGCGAGAATCTGCCGCGCATTCAGATTGAACAGCGAACTTGCATAATTCCTGCCTGCGCTCCGTTGGAAGCCGATCGTATGTTCCATGTTGTGAATGTTCTCGACGTAAATCCCTTTGTTGGATGCCGTCGAGTGCAGATGGAGAGCGGCCCCGCCATAGTTCTCCGGCCCCGTCACCATGAGGAAGCCGATTTCGAGCCGGTAAGGCGCAGACACCGTAAGCGTCTGGCTTTTGGCGCTCTGCTGGTTGTTTGCAGTGCCCGTGATGTTGATGTGCAGTCTGTCAGTCGTAGTCGCAGTATTGGCTTGTCCTGACTGATCGACGAAGCTGGAAAGCAGCGGGCGGTCGCAGCGGATCGAGCCGTGGTAATACTCCCACGCCGATCCGTTCCACAGGCATTCGTACAGGCCGTCGCGCAGGCGCACTGCGCTCAATCCGCCCTGTACCGTCCCGTTGCTCGTTGCCGTCTGGAAATCGGTGACGGTCATGGATGCGATGGCGCCGCCCCCGCCGCCCGGTATCATCACCAGCGTCCGGTTGCCCGCGCTGTCGTCGGTCGCCGTGACGCCCGCGCCCGCGAAGTCGAGCTTCGCACGCGCCGCGAGCGGCGTGCCCTCATCGGCGATGATGTGCCCGCCGCCGCCCCCGACGACGATATCGGAGCGCAACTGGTCGAGCGCCGCAACGCCGAGCACCCAGTAGACCTCCGCGCCCGCGGCGTGGTTCGCCGCCGGCGTGCCATCCTGCGCGCCCGTGACGGTGAGCGTGTCGGTCGAGCGCGCCGTCGCCTTGAAGATCTCGTTCTCGCAGCGCACCCAGAAATCGCCCGACGACGGGAAGCGCGAACCATGCCCGGAGGTGAGAGTGAGTGAGGTCCCGCCGGCGGTGTAGGCGCTCGCGAGCGCGCCTGTCTGGAAGTTCGCCCCCGCGACGTATTGCAGTGATGCCATGTCAGAGAGTGCGCGTGATGCCCAACTGCAATGAAGTGATCTCGGCCTTGGTCCAATCGCCCGCGGTGAACAGGCTCTTACGCTCTGTCTGGATGTCGTACAGGTAGTTCGCCGCGCTTGGATAGAACCCATTCGGCGCAAGGAAATTATGCCCCGCGGCCTGCACGATCTCGGTTGCGCCAGACTTCCAGACGCCCTTCACCGCGCCGGCGCCCTCGTCCGATTTCTTGACGCACCAGAGCGCCTGCACGCCCTTGATAACGCCGGTGAACGCGGGGTCGATATCGTCGATATTGTAGAGGTCCTTGAGGCCCACGCTGGCCGCCGCTACGTACGACGTGTCATCGTCTGCGGGATGCTCCTCGACCTGCTGCCAGTTGTTCCCCGCGGGACTCGGCGTCCATGTGGCGCTATCGCCCGCCGCGTTCGGGTACAGCACGCCTATCCGCACGTCTCCCAGGTATTCGCCATCGGTGACATACAGATCGTCGAAAATGGCGTTATAGCCGCCGCCCGGTCCTACCAAGTGAATGTGGTTGAACTTCATACCCGCCGGCGCCCCGGTGAGCGTGGCGTCCCACGCCAGAATCTCGACGCCGTTCACCCGGGCCGATGCCAACGCATGCGGCGGAGCCCCTGCGGTTATCTCGAACTGCATCTCGAAGTAATGCCATTCCAAGGCAGGCATGACCCAAGAACTCGGCGGACCCTCTATATTCCCGACGCCATTCGAACTCCAGGTGAGTTTTAGCCTCCCGTCGCCTACATTCGCGAGCCCGACCTGCACGCTATTCGTCACATTCTTGAACTGCATGATGTGATTAGCGAAAGCGGGTGTTTTATATGCAACCCCCATCGTCATCTTGGTGTATTCGGCGTTGAACGTCTTTCCTGGAAGGTTTATAGACGATCCCTCTATCCCGTTCCCCGTGCGTCCGGCAACGATATTGCCGCCGCCTTCCGTCCACTTACGCCAAAGCTGCGAAGGACTGTAGTGATCCCACGAATCTATGAAGACAAGGGCCAAGTTATTCGACTCTCCACTTGAGCACGATCGTATACACGCCCGTCCCGTCCGATTCGAGAATGTCGCCGCTCAACACGTCCTGGATGCGGATCGGCAAGGCCTCCTCGCGGAACACGGTCTGCGTGACCACTTCGCCCGCCAGCGTTCCTGCCGGCGCTGTCAGTTTCTCCGTTCCAAAGATCGAGGCGCGGGTAGCGAACGGCTCCTCGGCGCGGGTCAGAAAAATATCGAAGGTGAAGTCCGCGTCCACGTCCTGTTTGGGCACGATATCGGCGTCCATCGCTATGCCACTCCTCTGCGCCGGCAGCAGGTTGGTGACGTTGGTCCCAACCGCGGTTTCATATATGACGAATGTGGCTTTCTCGTAGTCCTCGACCTCGACGGCGCCCACGTCCTGGAGTTGCTCCAGCAGAAGTTGCCCACTCCTTGTGACCGTGCCGTCCGGGTTCACGATTTTCATCGTCCGCGGCACTACCGGGATCGGTTCTTTCTTGCGGTTATACCGATTGATCATCGCCGGTATACCCGTCCTTCTTGCTGGTAGTAGGCCTGTGCCCGCTCGTAGTAGGACGGCCGATAGACCGCCATCAATGGAAGCTCCTCGGTTGTGTCGCAGGACTCATCCCAGACGAATCGCTCCCGGATCAAGCGGTTGGCATAGCTTGCGGCCAGATCCAGCAGGTTCCTCTGAAATTTGCTTTCTACCGCCATCAGGCGAATCATTCCCAGCCGGCTTGGGCGCAACGGCGGGTGCAACGCCGGCGAAGCCGCGCGTGGCAACGGCAACTCTTCCGGTTGTGGTCTGGGCTTAGGTCTGGGCTTAGGTCTGGGTTTAGGTTTTGGAGCCGGCTTCGGTGGAGGTGGAGCCGGCGGCCGCGGTTGCACGGCCACGATGGTGACCGGCGCCGGCAACTCGATGATTGAGGCGCGAACGATGCGAGCCGCGGCCAGGCGCGCGAAGAGCCGCTTGAAGGCTTCGGATGGAATCTCCACCGGAGAAACCCACTGAGGGCCGTGGATAAACCGGCAGTAGGCTAGATCTTCGTGACTCCAGAACTCGCCGCATAGCGCGCATGCCGCCCCGTCAGTTACAGCGCGCCAATCATGCATACATTGCTGCATATCAGTGCCAGCCGGCGTCCACGTAATTGAGGTATGCATTCGCCAGCCTCACGTCCACCGAGGGATCGAGGCTCTGGCTGAACATCAGATTGACTGTCTGACCGCGGGTGTCGCTCCATCCCAGCGTCAGTGTCACGCCGCCGGATTCGGAGGACTGCACGGCATCCATGCGCCATATGCGGTCGCGGCCTGCGCCCAGTCGATTCCAGAAGATCCGCTGCAGGCCGAGCACGTCGCAGTCGATTTCGAATCGCGCGTAGAACCGCCGCATGTTTTCTAGCGTCATGTGCGGCGCGATCCTGCGCCTCACAATGGCGTTGCCGTCATCGGTTTTCCAGTTTTGCGAGACGGTGTATATCTTTCCCGTCTCCCAGTCGCCGCCGTAGTGCTCCTCGGTCCCGCCGCCCCCTAGCAGGGCCACCACGCACTCGACCCATACACGCGAACGGTCCCACGTAGAGCCGTCCCACCAGCCTCGCTGATGCCACCATCCCGTGGTCGCATCATACGCCCATGTGGCGTTGGCAGTGGGGAAACTGATCACCCAGCACTCGTGCCCCTGAATCGCTTCGGTGTAGGCCACCGCATCATGCACCGTGGCGTATTTGGCCCACTCGGCCTCCAGGGCCGGCGTCGAGACTACGCGGGGGTTGTAGCCCTCCGCATGAAATGCCTTGCGCGTTCCCCGCCGCGTGTCCTGCCCTATCCATGCTACGCCGTTGCCCAGCCGCACCACGCTGAACTCGGCCTGCACCCCGATGTGCATGTTCGCCCCGGGATCGGGGGCAAAAGGATTGTCGAGGTCTCCCACGTCCCGGAACACCTGCGTGTTTTCGAGGTCGCCAAACGTATACAACTCCTGATGATCGCTGAACAGAGCGCCTACGTTGTTCGGATAGTTGGCCTGAAAAAAGTCCAGCGGGCTCCAGAACGTCCCCTCGTTGATCGCGCTGTAGTAGATGGTCTTGGTGCGCGGAAAGGGCGTAACGAAGAAGTAGCCATCGAGAAATGCGCCCTGCGAAGCCGTGACCGGCATGAAAGCGATGGATCCCACTCCCGATGTTGCGCCGGCCGTGCCGGCGGCCCGGTCGAGGATCGCGTCTCCGGTGGGCTGCCCGTCCGCGCCGAATACCAGGCCGGTGATGGTATATTCGCCGGCCGTCCATCCTGCCGAAGCCGTGATCGTAAGCTTGGTCCCTATCTCGGCCGGACCGAAAACTCGCGACGGCGAATGAATCATGGTGGGGGTGATCAGGATCAGGTCGGTGTAGTCGATCCCCCCCAGCCAGATGATTCCCGTCCCCAAACCTGAACCGCTCATGCCCCAGAAGGATGCGCCGATAGCGCCGCCAAAGGCATTCACGCTCAGGATCTTCTGCTTCAATCCAATCTGGAAGCCGGCGCCGCCGGTGATCTCGATGGTTTTCCCCACATCGCTCGCATCGAACGATCCGCCGATGGGAGTTGTGAGTGTCTTGCCCGAGGAGTCGGTAGGATCGACCAGCAGATCGTAGAGCGGATCGCTGAACTGGCACTCGACCGGTCCGTTGCCGCTGTCGCAATAGGCCTTGCCGCCGGATACGATCAGGACCTGGTTGCCATTGAAGAAGGCCTGCGCCATGCGCCCGTCGTTGGCGATGAGGCCGCCGGCCGGCCCCTTGCCGGAGCTGCCCGTAAAGCCCGGAATCGAGCGGTCCACAAACGTGCCGTCGTTGAATACTTCGAAGAAGCTGTCGCCGCCCGCGGCAAACAGCCGGAACGCCCCGGGGAACACGCCGCGGATCGGGCTCTTAGGCAAAGTAGAGAAAAGCTTCAGCCCGGGTGTGCGAATCAGCGCGCATCGCACGTTCTTGTCGGTCACCTCGGTGCCCATGTCGTTGACGCTTACCGCATTGCGCTCAGGCAGCCAGTTGATGGTGGCCTCGCTCTGGATGTTCACCGAGGCCGCGCTATTAAACGGTCCCGTGAAACTGTCAAACCTTGGCACGCTACTTGGGGCCTCCGGTGAGGTAGTTGAAATCGCTGGCGCCGCCGCCAAATGTTCCGTGGTCGCCGCTCGCGATCCGCGGCGGAAGGAAGTTGTTCGACTGCAGAGCGTCCCTGGCCTTCATGGCGCGGCGCGCGAGGTTCATGGGCATTTCCGTCCCCCATATGTCCACCAACTCCTCGGCCAGCGTGAGCGCGAGCGCAGAGGCGTATGCCGGCGGCGCGACAAATGGATCGTTGAGCGTCCTGAACTGGTCGAGCATAACGTCCGCTTCAAGGCGCACGCTATGGCCCGCGGATGGAACCGGCCAGAACCAGAGCTGCCCTGCCGGCACGGCCGCGTTGTAGTGGAGATCTGTCGGGATCGTAGACTGCATGTCCTTGACTGCCACGCCGGCCCACCATGCGCTGTCTCGCAGGGAAACCGGAATGTCGGTCGAGGGGTTGCCGGCGAGAACGATGTTCGCGGAACGGATGCTCACCGGGCGCACCTTGACATTGAAGTCCGGAGCGGCGAGCCCCGGGCCTATCAGGTGCGGCTGATGCCCGGGCGTGAGAGCGAACAACTCCATGATGCTCGTCCATGCGTAGCATCCGCGTGCGCTCCAGTAGTCGATGAGTTGATTGAGGAAGAGCAGGCCGTCCTGCAGCTCGCTGTCTGAGTTCACGCCCTGAGGGCGCTTCAGGACTCGCGCTTCCCTAAAGGCCAGATACAGAAGATCGCGGCAGGTCACGCGGCCCTCACTGCCGGCGGCGTCATCGGACCCGGCCCTTGCGGAGGCGGCATGGGACCGGAGTGCATCTCGGCGTTGAGCTGCATGATCGCCGCCTTAGCCCCCAGGGCGGCCGCCATCAACTCCTGCGTCAAGGGCCTCTGGAACGCTATACAGAGGTCCTCGGCCGCGAGCTTGATCAGCGCCCCCTCGTATCCCGGAGCGAGCTGCACCGTGCCTGTTTGCGCCGGCAATTGAGGGATCGCTTCGTAGGTCCACAACACCACGCTTCCGGCCGCCGGCATTGGTGACACGTAGACATTGCCAGTGGGAAAACCGTAGTCGTAATAGAGGTCCTCGACATAGACGCCTGTGCGGCTCTTGTCCGGCACGCCGGCCCACTGGTCCGCTGTAGGCAGGTTGCACGGCCTCTCTACGCCGTTGACAGCGAGCACAGACGCGCTCCGAATCTTGATGGGCCGCGCCGTCGCGTTCCATGTCTGGCCGGGGCCAAACGTGTAGCTCGCCGCGCCGCTCAGGGTGTATGCGGCTCTCTTCATGCCCACCATGGAGAGCTTCTCCGCGCCGAGCCCATCGATTACACGGTTCATGACGCGGAAGGCCAGACTTAGATCGTCTGGATTGGCGGTCTGGCCTTGCGCGTATGCTCCGACGAAGATCAGACTGTCGAGTAGCAGATCCGCAATCTGAGCCACGTTTACCTCTTGGCTAAGTCGCCTCTTCGCCCGATTTGCTGTCCGGAACGCAGACCCATAGCCAGCCGTTAATCTGCGCGATAAAAGCCAAATCCCAATGGAATCCCGGAGGCGCCGGTTCACTGGGCGGTTCATTGATCGGACGGGACGGTGTTTCGCCGCCTGGCGCTATCGGATGGCTAGGGTGACCTGGCGAGGGCCAGATGCCTGGGGGCGGCCCTCCAGGCGCAATTGGGTGCGCCGGATAACCAGGGCTCGGCCAGATACCCGGCGGCGGCGGATAGTAGATCGGCGGCGTGGGAACGCCCGGTCCCGGCCAGATTTCGGGCGGTGGTCCACCGGGCGCTATCGGGTGTGCGGGATGGCCAGGGCTCGGCCAGATACCCGGCGGCGGCGGATAGTAGATCGGCGGCGTGGGAACGCCCGGTCCCGGCCAGATTTCGGGCGGTGGGCCGCCTGGCGCAATTGGGTGCGCCGGATAACCAGGGCTCGGCCAGATTCCGGGAGGTAAATAGATCGGGTGACTAGGCTCTCCACCTGTCCCTATGGGTGTGATTAGTGCCATGAACGGTTGCAATGTTTACTCCTTCCCCGTGATTGGTTTGGTTTTGGTCTGCTGATGGCTCAGTTCCCCGAGTTTTGCGAGCGCTTTGGCCGCTTTGGACAACAGTTCCTGGAGCTGCTTGACCTCATCGGGCGTCAGGGATTCGGGGGCCAGGGGCGGCAGAGGCTCGTCGGTGAAGCCTTCCTTGCTCAACTTGTCCCGCTCTTCTTTGTCGCGCGCCGATTTAGTCTCCCGCGTCTCGTGGTTGTACACGGCGCGCGGGTACTCCGGCCTCTCTACCGTGTATACCGTCTCCTGGCTTTTCTCCTGCGGTTTCTCCAACGTCTTTTCCGTCACCTAAGACCTCCTTTTTTTGACTAGCTGCGCGTCGAGCGCCTCGATTTCCGCGCGCTCCGCGGCGGTCAACCCGTCCGCTCCCACAGTCTCCGGCTCCGGAGCAACTTTCGGCGGTTCCGGATCGATGCTCCATCCCTGGGCCAGCATGGTTTGCCGCTGCTCGTAATTGTGGGCCACCTGCGTCTGCTTGGTCGCGTGGCTGTAGAGCACCATCGGATACTCACGATGCACGTAAGGCTTGAGCGGCGGTTTGTTCAAGTCGAACTCGCCAACCGTGGCTTCTTTCTTGTCCAGCGCATCGAGGTGTTCTCTCATCCTGATGCGCTCGTCGTATGTCAACTCTGGCGTCATTTCATCCCTTACCGCGAGACCATACACCGCGCGCATGGCCTCGCGCTGTTGTTTTGGAGTCAGGTTGCTGGGCCGCCAACTCTCGTTGATAGCCACAGTGTCTTAGAACACGGCCGTGCCGCGGCTGTACACCGTGTAGGCCTCGCTACCGACCGTGACGCTGGTAAAGACCACCAGAAACATCTTGGTGTTCAGTTGCGCCACCGTGGCCGTGCCGGATAAGGTCGCGCCTGTTCCGCCAGCCACCGTGATCGCCACCGCAGTGCTGGTTGTGTTCCGCAGTTCGAATTCGAATGAGGTCCCCACCATGGCGCCCTGCACGGCCTCGACCAGGTCGGCCGCAGCAGGCAGGGTGTCGGTGCGAGCGCCGCCGTTGCCGTCCCGGAGAATTAGGCCGCCCAGCAGTTGGGCCGGCGTGTAGGTGACGTTGCCGGCCGTCGCAATCGTGGTTGCCGTGATGCGCGGCATCACCGGGCCATCGAAACGAGGATCCTGCAATCCCATGTGACTCGATACTCTCGGCATCGTTTCCTCCCTATGCCCCGAGGACGGCCACTGCGCCGTTCTGCTGGTAAAGATTTCCGAATCCAAGCAGGCTGTCGTAGCGGTTGACTTGCATGCTTCTGACCGGATCCCACGCAATCACCTTGCGGAGCGCAATCCCCGTGTCCGGGTCCTGGTGTTGCGCCGCGGACTCGACGCTCTTGGGCGTGTACAACTTGCCGGATACGAGCGCAAATGCGTCCTTGGTCACCGCAAGGCCGATGGTGCCGATTTTGCCGTTCGGGGACGCCGTGCCAGGCCAGAGCGTAAGAGCTGCGTTGTTGGCCGGCAGAGCATCCACATTCTGATACTGGCTGCCGGGTCCGTAAATCGGAGGAAGAATGTCGATGTTGTTCGCTCCGGCCGCGAGCGTTGCGCCCTTAGGAACCGTGAATGTGCGCGGTGTCGCCGGACCCGCCGGCCTCCGCGTCATCGGGTTAACCATGTTCACGCCCACGATGGAGAACTTGTCCCCCGGCTTGATCACGTCGCCGGCCGTGCCCGTGATGACCAGCTGGCTGCCGCTCTGGTTGGCGCCGGTCACTGTCACCGGGCCAGCCCATGTTCCCGCGGTGTGCGTGTAAAGCGAGTTCGACTCGAAGAAATCGAAGGCCGCCAGCTTGCCAATCGAGCCTTCCTTCCACATCTTGGTGATCTCGTCGCTGGGATTGAACACGTTGGTGATGTTGCTGCCCAAACTAGCCATCATGTTGGTCGAGATCAGCATGGCCCTCGGACCCTTGCCGGCCGCTTCCTTTTCGAGCAGCGCGCGAGCCTGATAGTACGTGGTCACCGAGGTGGGATCGGTGCCCAGTATGCCCACAAAGTTGCTCGTGTTCAGCCTCGCCCAGTTGGCGGCGCGCGAGTCGATCTCCTGCGCAATGGCCGCCCCGGCCGGCTCCCAGTAGTTAGCTCGCAGTTCCGCCTCGGAGCGCTCCAATTTCACGGCGCGCTCATAGTCGTCCCACTCAAATGGGACCTGCAGCCACTGATCGAGAGCCACCGTGGTCGATATCCTGTTGATGCCCTGCGGGGCATATCCCATGCCTTCGACCACAAACAGGCGTTGGGGAAATTTGATTTGAATGGTCGAGCCTACCGCGAACTCTTTATTGAACTCTTTCTCCCAATTACGGTTGAAATAGTCCGCGCAGACTAACTTATTCACTAGTAAGCGGAGTATCTCCATAGATACCCAGCTAGTGTTTACGAAGTTATTACTCGGCACCTCTACCCCTGTCCTTTATGTCTCAGGAAATCTTTGCGGTTCCGGTCTTCTTTGAAAACGGTGAAGTTTCCTGTGGCTGCCGCGCGTTCCGACTGATCCCCCGGAGGGGACGAGTTGCCATTCACCTCGAATGGCGGCGCGGGCGCTAGTTTCCTGGCAGGTTTCTCCGGCAGAAATTTCCCATCCGGTCCGCGTTGCGGCGTCTCTGCCTCGGTCTTGCCGGCCGAGCCCGCCAGCTCCTGTTTGACAAGAGCTTCCACCGTGAACCATTTGCGCAGAGCTTCCAGCGGATCGGTCTTCGACAACTTCAAGAATTCTGAGAATTCCTTCTCGTCTGATCCCATGACATACAAAGCGTCCACCAACACACCAGACCGCCCCAGAGCGGTCTTGATGGCCGGTGGGACCTCGGCATCATCGAACACCGTCTGGGCGGTCTCGATGATCTTCGGTTCGGCCTCCTCCCCGTAACGGGTCTTGGCCTCCTGAAGACGCGCTTCCATCTCCTTGGCCTGCGCGTCCTGACGCTGGCGTTGCCTATCAGCCTCGATCCGCTGTGACGCCTTCCAATCGGCCAGGTCTTCGTAGTACTTCTCCTTGGCCTCTTCGTATTTGTCCCAGCTATCGAACTCGTCCTGATCGGGCTTCACCGGGCGTTCCGGAACCTCTGGGGCGGTTTGCGGCGCCGCCTTTACGCGATTGGCCGGCGCGGGAGACGATTCCGCGGGCGCGTCTTTTTTGCCGGCTTCCAGAGCCTCCAGTTTCGCTTTGTATGTGTCTCGCTCTGAGAGTAACTGCTTGATACGTGATTCTGCGTTCGACCTGCCCTTACCCGCTTCCGAGGCGGGCGCGCTTTCCGATGATTCCTCATCGCCGGATTTTGCGGAGGGCGCCGAGCCCCCTTTTTTCGGCTTATCGTCTGCCGGCAGCTTCCCCGTCTTCCGCCACTCGGCGTATGCCGCCGGGTTGGTCGGAATCGCGGCCTGCTCTGCCGGTTGCGGTTGCGGCGCGGGTGACGATTCCGCGGCCGGTGCTACTGCTGTCTCTTCTGCCATGGCATCCTACTGTGGCGGCCCTGCCGCCTGCTCTGCCGCCTTAGCGGCCGCCTCCTGCACTTCCTGCAGTTGTTTGGCGTATTCCTGCCGCGCCAGCCACATATCGTGTTCCTGCTCATCCTGTATCTTTTGCGCCTCGGCCATCTGCTCCGCGGCGTTCGATCTGGCCTCTTGCACGGCTTCGGCCCGCTCGCCTTCGATCTGGTCCTTCGCATTGATCGTGGCAACGGCCATCTGAGCATCGACCTTCAGCCTCTCTATCAATACGTTGGTCTCGGTGCGGAGCTTCTCCAGGGCCATCTTGTACTCGCCTTCCACGATCTTGCTCTGCTTCTCTATGGAGAGCTGCTGCACTATGGCAGAGAGCTGCGCGAGCTGCATCTCCTGCTCCTGCATCTTCATCTGCTGCTGCTGCAACTGCATCATGGTCTGGTTGGCGTCACCCTGTTGCGGCGCTATCAGGTCGGCCATCTGATCGCCCATCGGACCCATATTCCGCATCTTGATGGCGAGACTCAGCAACTGCGCCGCTTGCGGAGGAGTCACCGGCAGGTTGGGCATCTGCCCGATTAGAGCGTCGAGGAACGACTCGACGGCCCTGCGCTGCGAGTCATAGCTGGGGCCGGTCGAGATTGCGATGGCATGGTCTACTTCTTCCACCGGATACCGCACCAATTTAAGGGGGTCCTTGCTGTCCGGATACGGCTCGACGGTGTTCAGCCGGAGCGCCTGCGAGGTGTCGTCCGGCTTCCGCACATGCACTTCGCGGTCCTCGTCTCCGTAAATTGCCGGCATCCATTGATCGATAACGCGGCCCGCCAACCTGATGGCCCGGTCATAGCCATCCACAAAGTGATAGCTGCCCAAAGCCTCCATGGTCTCGATGCGCTCCAGCGCTACTCCGGATTTCTCGTTCTGCCTTTGCGCCGCGGTGGGCAATGGGGCGATGCCCATGGCCGCCTGAATCGCCCTCCGCGAAGAGTCTTTGGCTATTTCATACTGCTGGAAGTTAGGAGTAAACGGGATGCGTTGCGGAAGCGGAGGGACCTGGCCCGCCGGCCAGTTATCCGGAATGTCAGTCTCCAAAAAGGCGTGCGGAACCTTGGTTACCGAAGTCCACATCTCGCGGTTGCTGTCGAACTGCCCCTTATAGCCTAGAAACGGACTCTTGGGTGTTAATCCAGCCTCTTCCATCTCCAGCGATGTGAGGTACGCCAGCGAGAGCTGCGGATCGCGCGCGAGGCGCACCAGAGAGAATAGTATGCGCTTGCTTGTGCCGCCTTCATCCTTGTAGCGCTCCAGGCCAATCATCGGGATGATGGGGATTATGCTGCCCGGTTCCGGTTCCTCGGAACGCTGCAGTATCTCTACGCCATTGGTGACGTATTGATAGACCTCTTTGACCGCCAGCGTGCGCTTCTTGCCGCCTTGGCCGGCCTCCTCGACCACGCGCCCGTTGTCCAGGAGCCATACGTCCTTGTCGCGTGTCTCTATCCTCCAGTACTCCGCAACCACAATGGCGTCATCGAGTATCCAGCCGTCCGCAATCTGCCTGTGCTCCCATGTGAAATCTTTCACCTGAGCTTTGGGCCATTGCTTCTTGAAGTCGTTGCGGTTCACACGCTCCAGAACAAAGCAACCCTTGGCGTCTGACCAGTCAGGCTCTATACAATGCGGATCGAAAAGGACACTGTTCGGGTTTGAGATCGCTTTGATGCAGATCTCCTGCATGAAGAGGGATTTGTTCCTGGCCGTCAGGTCGCCGCCCAGAGCCCCGGCCGCCTTCCCCTCCGGATGATATTGGTCAGAGACGTAACGGCGGCTGATGCGAAAGAAGGCGTAGCTGCCCTCGACCATCTGCTGGAAGGCGCTGGCGTATATGCTGGGGCCGTTGCAGTCGTATTCGATGGTCCTTATCAGGTCCTGCCTCAACAGAGCTGTCTGGTCGGTGGAACCGGAACCTCTTGGGTCTGCTTTGATGCCCCGTTTGTTCAGACGGACCGAATTCACGCAAGCGTTGGTGTACTGGTTCAACTCATCGTGATTGATGCATGGCCGGCCGGCATTCTCCCGCGCATCTCTATCTTTTTTCTCCCACGGGTCGCCGCAGATGTAGCTGATATCCTTGTCCCGCTCTTTCCGGTGATCCTTCCATGCATCGTCCCAGGCCTTGTAGCGGTCGCGGATTTCCTTCAACAGCTCTTCATCGGGTTTCGAGACGCGCCGCGGGCTGTCGGTGTATGCGGTGTCCATCAGCTTTTCTTTTTCTTGTGCCCCAGCGATGGGTTGGCGTGAAGTTCAGCCTTCATCGAGGCCTTCTGCTTGGCAGATAGCGGAGACCCGCTACTCAACAATTTTTTGACTTGCTTCCTCGTCCAGCCCATCGAGGCACTCCGGGCAATAATGCTTGATCAGAAACTCGTCATAGGCCCAGCCGTGGTGCCGAGCCGTCCTGATGGCGTCGATGAGCCGTTCGCCGTAGAAGAGTTGCTCCTTGCCGCACCTGTGGCATTTGACGCGCAACTCATACGGGACCGGCATCGAGACCTCCTCCGGGATGCTATGCGCCATGTAGGGCCGAAGCCCGCCGGCCGCATCGAGCGTAGGCAATTCCGCGGCCTCGGCGCTCTCGCCGGCCGCGGCTATGTATCGATCCAAGGGATGAGCCGGGAACCTCAGGTGCGGCCGCATCGCCTCGTACATATCCCGCCGCAATGACGGCTCGCACGCGCGTAACAACTCCATGAAGTGGAGGTGATCCTCGACCATGTAGGCGAGCTGCGCCACCGTGCCAGGCTCCTCCAGCGTGCCGAGACCGCGCGCCCTGAGGACCCAGTTGATGGCGTTGTGCTCAGTCCTTGGCATGATCGAGCAGCTTCTCGGCTTTCTTGCGGATCCGCGCCGCGGATGCCGGCGTGATCTTCCCGCGGTCTGGCGGCTTCTCCCGGACTTTCAGGGCCGCGGGAGGTCTCTCCGGTATTGCGTAGCGTGGGTGCTTCATATGATTAGCAGAGACAACACCCATAGGGCGAGGCCCATTGCCACAAGGTTGATGCGCGGAGCCGGGATGTTGACGGCCGCCAGAACAAAACACACCAAGGCCAGAAACAACATGATGAAGTTAGGTGTGATCCTCATGCCTGCACCAGTTGCGCAAGCCACTTATCGGCCGCCTTTTTCCCCTCGACCATTACCTGCTCGATGGGCATAGTGGAAGGCCACATGCCGCGCTCGTCCATCGTCTGATTCTCCTGGGAGACATCCTCCCCAGGCAGCCGTTGCGTGAAGTAGTACGCCAACTCGCCGGCCGTAATCTCGTGGCCCTGGATGGTGACCATATACTGCTGGACTTCTTGCTCGTTTATGTCGTATGCAACGCCCATACCGAGATACGGTTTGGCGTACACCTGCTCTGCGTCGTATTCCTTGCCTATCCATTCCGCGGTAGTCTGTGTCGCGAATTGCCGTCGTTGCGCATAGGAGACATAGGAATGGTCGGTGTTCGGAGTTTTTCCATCCTGTTTGTACACGGGATAGAAATGCACGTTTTCGTAAAACTGCGGAACGAACGGATCCATAGGGCTCCTTACTTTTTCACTTGCGGGTGCGGTTGAAGATCGCTGCCAGCCTGATCGGAGAATTGCCAATGGAACTGGTTCACGCAATCGTGAATGGAGGCGGCAATATTGACGGATCGCTTCGCAATATCGTCATACTCGCTCTCGTCCGCAGCCAATAAACCCGCGGCGATGATTGCCGCCATCAGCCTGATCTGATCGTCCAGGTCGATCATGGCTCCCTCTGCCTCTCTTGCATCTCCCTGATCTGCTGCACCAGTTGCTGCAGGCATTGTCCGCAGAACGCCGCCTCAGCGTGCGGCATGATCGCGGACCAGATACTGTGACCGCACTCCAGTTCCAACTTGTATCCCTCGTGCTCCGAATCGGACTGCTGAGTCATCACCCGCCGTGGTGTAAGCAGGGCGGTGTCGATATACCATCCAGCACGGTCAGTCATATATGTTTGGCGCTCCGCTCAGATGAACGTGTTAACCACGCCTTCGACGGCTGACTGTAGCGCCGCGTCGGTGATCGTCGCGCCAGCATCCTGCACGGCCTGGTCCATGACGGTCGGCGGCTGCACGCGCCCCGCAGTCTCGTCGGGACTCTGGTATGCCTGCTGCGCCCATCGCAGGCGCGAGGTGTGCGCCGGCGTGGTGTTCGCTTCATGGTGAATATAGTCGGCGTACTTTAAACACGCGACCTTGACTCTCCCGCGAAAGACGCTATCCGTCATTAATCCGGCCGAATCGGTATACGTCATTGCCATAGTTTCGGCTCCTAAATAACCACTTTAACGACCCCGCCAGTGTGATAGAACGCGCCCGCCGTCAACCCGCCCGCCACGGCGGCGGCGTTATCGGCGTAGGACGGCAGACCGGCGACGTGCAGTTTCGACGTGGGCGACGCCGTGCCGATTCCGACGTTGCCGTTCGCGAGTTTCACGACTTGATCCGTCGCGCCGTGCCCTAATATGACCGTGTCCGCCCTGAAGGAGATGAAACCCATTGGCGAAGCGTCCA